CTGATATGCTCGTGGTGCCAACAATCGTTACTCCCGTGATAGAACCAAAGTTACCCGTCGTTGCACTAACGGTATTACCCGTGACCGTAGCCCCAGATAACGTAGTAGTGAATACGCCTGTAACACCTGAAATAGTTTGGTAATTACCAGAGGTAAAGTTTGCAGTCGTCCCAGTAACCGTTGTTCCACTTAGGTTTACAAACTGACCAGAAACTCCTGTTACCGTGGTGCCAGTAAGGGAAGTAAAGCTACCAGTCGTTGAGGTGACCGTTGTTGCGTTGGTGGTTACGGTGTTGACCGTGGTACCAGTGATGGTAGTTCCGGTAAGTGAAGTGAACGTACCAGTGGCGAACTGTGCTGTAGTCCCTGTAACCGTAGTGCCGCTCAGCGTACCCGCAATGGTTGCGCCCGATGCAAAGGTTACGGTTCCACTTACGCCTAACGTACCAGTGACCGTTGCATTCCCACTAACTATATGGGTACCAGCATTTACAGTTTGGAAGTTTCCTGTTGTGTAATTTGCGGTTGTACCGGTAAGGGTTGTGATTATACCAGTAACTGCCGTTGCAGTCGTAGCACTGACACTTGTTCCGGTAAGTGTGATCCCACTAATAGTACCCGTGGCAGTTAAATTGTTTTGTACTACAACACCACTGAACGTTGCAAGATTAAGCCCAGTAATACTTGTGAAGTTACTGGTGCCTGAAACAGTCAAGTTTCCGTTGATAATGACGTTACCACTAAAGGTACCGCCGGATCCGTTGGGATAATATTGATCTAAATAGTTTTTAAACTCTGTAAACGTAACTCTTTTATTACGTAAAACAGGGTCTACTTCAAAGACGTGAACAAGGGTAAGCAAGTCCTGCTCAACAATATCCACCCCGGTAATCGGGGGAAATTCAGAAATCCTTCTATTGGACACTTAACTGATACAGACACCCTTAAATGAATTATAGGCGGCCTTCACTTAGTCTTATTTCATCTTGATCTCGATGCGTGACAAGGTGTTCACGGCAAAGTTAAAACTTAGTTGCACACCAAAAACAATTCCACAAGATACCAGGAGAAGCAGAAGGATCTCGGCAACGGTCAGTGGCCTCTTGACGTACACAACTTGTGCCGGTGGTCCTGCAGGGGGAGCAACCTGGGTTTGTTGTTGCTGATACGTCTGCATGATTGCGGCCTCTCTGGCACGTGCCTTGAGTTGCTCTAGCTGCTCAGGGGTGATCTGTCCGACCAGACCCTGTTGATCTGGGGGAAAATTACTAGAAGGAATTTGTTCTTCCATGAGGCATGCAAAACGCTTAATAAAACTGTAGCATTTAATGAAAGGGATTGCATTATGACTCAGACCTTTAAGAAAAGTTTGGAAGACATTGCCTTTGAATTGAGGGGCATCAAGCATGTCCTATCAAGCATGTGGCACTCTCGTTACAAGAATGATGAGACAGACCAGGTAAGTCCTGAGTTTTTTGCAGATGAGTACATTTCAACTGAGGAGTGCGCTCGCCGCCTGGGAGTTACAGACCAAACGATTCGTAATTGGATTCTTGCCGGACGCCACGAGCCTGATAAGGGTTGGACACAAGGTATTCACTACGTCGTAATCAACCCACTGAAAAAGAAACAAATCATTAGGATCCCTTGGAATCACTTGATTCTTTCCTATGCCAAGGGAGATAAACCGACGTTGCGTTCCTTTGATAAGGGCGGTGCGTTGTACCAGGATCACCGTAGCCAGAAAATTGCTTATGTACCAGATCCATCCAAGCCTCGCATAGACATGGAAGATGAAGAGACAGAAGAAAATCCATGACAAGAAATCGTTTTTCCAATTTCTCAATCAGTGAAGTAACCCTTGATAATTGCAATGACACTCTCCCGGAGTCGATACGACTTCAAGTTGAGATGTTCTTGCCGCCTAGTGGGTCGTTCGATACAAAATCCTTGCGTCGATACCTGGAAAACTTAAAAGAATATGAAGATGAGGATCCGCATTCCTCGATGACATTGGCGAATAGATTGCGTCTTGCTTTCATTGAGATGGAACCAGACACTATCTGTGGTAAGTTCCCAGGAGCTGACTTGCCTTTGAAGAGGAGGTTGCGTTGCGTAGCCGAATATCTGATCCGTGCCGGAGAATTTGACAAACTACGGGACGAAAACGGTAAGCTAGTTAAGCGACGAGGCGTCCTTGGCAAGTTAGTGGTCTTGTACCAGCCCTTAGCCAAGATGCGAGAAGTTCTACAACGTCAAGGATTGTTACACAATGAACCGAAGAGAGAAGTTAATCAGCCAAACCCTTAGTCCATCAATGGACGAGAGTGAGGCCAAGATGCTGGATACCACCATGCGTCTGATCCTTGCTGACATGGGAAAGATGTATGCGCAATTCTGTGAGGCAGAAGGACCTGGAGTTTTGTGCTTCCAACCAGACTCTGAGCGCACTGTGTTCTTCTTGTCACTAGAGGAATTGCACTCTGCGCAAGAGGCGGAAGAACGGAATAATAATGAAGACCTTGCTGAGAGCTTGCGTCGAATTTTGGTAGCTGCACAAAAGATTGATCCAGAGGAAAAGGCTGGCTATATCATCAATGACAAGGAGGGCATTCGCTATTTGGAAATAGACTATAACAAGGGAGTCGATAAGTAATGCCTTCTTTTACCGGTAACAGGCAAGTTGAAGCCTACGAGTGGATCAGTAATCGTGACCTGGTTGATTCAGCGCACCTGGTCATGGATGGCATTGATCTTGATCCGGCCAGTTCCAAGATGGCCAATACGTATGTCAATGCCAAAAACTTTTACACAATCACTGATGATGGGTTGAATGACCAGGATTGGCATGGAAGTGTCTATCTATTCCCACCGAACAAAACTTATTTCTGGAATGTGAAAGCATATAGGTGGAAATCCACTAGAGGTCTTTCGCCCACCTTGATATCTGGTCATGCACTCTGGTGGCAGACATTGAAAAGGAAGTGGACATCTGGTGAGATTGACCAGGGCATTTACTTTTCTAATTGCCCCGATATGTTTCAATACTGCCAAGACATCTTTGACCACCCCATTTGCATCTTAAGGACAAGACCAATTCTCCTGCAGCACTTCCTGGCAAATGACGAAATCAAATCCAGGAACACATGTACTTCTTTTGTGATTTACCTCCAGCCCAAGAAGAACAGCACGGATGCGACCCAAAACTTTATTGATATTTACGGTGACAAAGGCCGCCTTCTCTACTGAGTCAGCTAAACTGAGCAAGCTTAACTGAAGTTATGAGCATTCTTTCGGACCGCGAGATCAAGTGCCTTGCCCTTGACGAGGGCATGATTCAACCATTCCAGGATCGTCTCATCAATGAAGAAAATGGTCGGCGCTTGTTGAGTTATGGACTTAGCTCCTATGGCTATGACATACGTTTGTCGGCAAAACAATGTTTAATCTTTGGTCGCGTACAGCAAGGTGATTGTGATCCCAAGGCTTTTGATCCTGGTATCCTGAAGCCATCTGAATTATTGGAAGATGAGAAAGGAAAGTATTTCTTAATTCCACCCTATGGCTATTGCCTGGGAGTTGCACAAGAACATATCAGCCTTCCAAGAGACGTGACAGTTGTTGCAGTCGGTAAGAGTACGTATGCCAGATCTGGGATTATGGCGAATATAACGCCTGCGGAAAGTCAGTGGTCGGGACACTTAACTCTTGAGATTAGCAATTGTACTGGATTGTTTAATCGTATTTATGCCAACGAAGGAATATGTCAACTCCTTTTCTTTCGTGGTAATCCCTGCGATGTAACCTACAATGATCGCAAGGGCAAGTATCAGAATCAACCTAATGAAGTTGTATTCAGCCAGGTTTAGAAACCTCTGAAGGTACCAGAGTATCCGCTGGGCTTACGTGCATAGTTCGTACTTCCGGCGGTACCGACAGTGTCTCCAAGGCTTGGTAGCTGAACACCCTCGATGACGGCTTCACTTCTCGGAGTCTTGCCACGAATGGTAGGTTCTGCAATCTGAGTACGTTGCTTGTATGCTCCAGCAGTTTTAGCTGCTGCCATGTACTTCTTTACGCGATCCTGCGCGACTTCGTTGCGTGTGTCTGCGGCATCAGCAGAGTCACGTGCAGTGTTATCCAGACGCCTTATGTCCGTGTCATATGCACGTTCTGGGTGTAGATCTGATGTGTCACCACCAGACGTACCAGAGTCCTGCCGTGGATCGTAAGTAGGATCTAGAAATCTTGCCATGATAATATTGTAATTGAAAGAATTTAAACCTAGATATCTCATGATGCATTCCGCTAGTATTCCGGATGCGTTCCTGGATAGCTTTATCGGTACCAACGATGAAGTTAAGAAACGCTGTCTGAGCCCGCTTGATTTTGGTGATGAGCTGGACAACGAAATGAATGACGTGCCGCTCCAAGACATGTATAATCGTGGTTTAGTGCTCACCCAAGAGGGACGCGAGCGCACAAACCTACAAATCGAGGGCGGTGAACGATGCGGACTAACAGGATATATACCCAGCGCCGAACAAGGGTTGATGATGGGCGCGGTACCGAAACCTCAAGGGATACTCATGGACTTGGGGGAGCCGGAGGAGGAAGAAGTCGAGATGTCGAAGAAGCGCCGTGGTTTGATGCGGTAGATAGCGAGTGCAAGGATGGGTTCTGCCCCATGCCTCAACCAAAAGTTGACATGGTGAACCACCCGCCACACTATTCAAACCCAAATAAAAAACTTGAGACTATCGACAAGATAGAGGATTCGGTTCAGTTCGCACCTGATCCTATTCTTGGTGGGCTCCAGTGGCAGGCTTTGAAGTACTTAGACAGGCTTTGGTTGAAAGGTAATCCCAAGCAGGATGCCCAAAAAGCTCTCTGGTACCTCGAAAGATTAATCGCCAAACTTGACTAGAAAGGGCTCAGTTCTTTTCTTAGTTCGTCAGTGTCGTCGTCATCGTCATCTTCGTCGTCTTGATCGCTACACATGATTGCCAGCTCGGTTAGCTCTAACTGGGTTGGCACATCCCATTCCAACTCAACATTCTCATCCGCCAAGATGTCTTTGATGGCCGCCCATTCGATCATGCGGCGGTGATACAGGTTTAGCAAGGCGGCATACAACTGATCCCAAGTGAGTTCCTGGGCCTCCAGCTCTGCTTTACGCATGGCAAACTGCATCTGCAGCGGCAGCTCTAACTCTTTCGGATGGACTGTTTCTTCCATTTCCATGCAGATCACCTGGAGATATTCTAGGACCAGTTATCGGCCATAGAAAGTAGCCTAACATCTTCTGGGTAATCGACAGAGTAATCATCCAAGAGAAAAGCATTGGCAAAGGCTGCCAAAACGTAGGGATT